AAAACCAACTGAAACACACTCAGCTAAAGTATGATTTAAAACTTCTGCTTCTGTTAACCAAGCTCCGTCAGCATTACAAATATCCATCCAACAAATCTCTACTCTTTGGTAATTAAATTTTTTATCCATTGAAAATATTTTCTATTGAAATTAAGTTTGCCATTGGTACAGAATAAACTTTGGGTCTATCAGTATAACCAAAGTCAGTTAAGTATTCTTTATTACCAATAACATCGCTTGAGTTAACATAACCAACCACCTCAAATATTGGACAACGATCAATGACTAATATGTATGTTTCATTTGCAGAACTATCTTGTCTTATGATTAAAAAGTTTTCATTCTTAGGTATCTGGCAACGAACCTGAACTCTTTGATTATTAAAATATAAATCAGCACCCCTAAAATTATTAACATGATAATTAAAATGTACTTTTAAAACTTTTGCAACAGCAAGTTCAGCAAGTGTACCTGACATAGACTTTGCAACCTTGTCGCCAAAGCTACCTTTATAACTATGACCCCAATTAATATTCTGTCTCATGCTTTCAGTAATGCGAAGCAACGCTGTATAACCAGCTGCAAGTATTTCGTATTCGTCTAATTTAATTTGAATCATTGTGATTCGTTTTATTAATTCTATTTGTTTTGACTGTCAATAATTTATCAACACAAACAACTCTAGGTTTTATATATAATTATATGCTATTGAATTATATATCTTATTTGTTGTGTATAAATTAATTGATTATAGTATTGCAATAAAGTGTAAATAGTAATACTGATTCGGAACATGAACGATCTTAGAATTACTGATCCAGCTTATAAAGCATTTGGTTTAGAATACGCTAGTGTCTCACAAAATAAATTACCAGAAGATAAAAGATTTTTTAATTATATAGTTCTTACTCCACAAGAAAGAATGAACATGCCTAAGCGTTCTCACTTTACTATGGGAAACATTGTTCATAACGCAGTTCAAAAAATTCTTTGCAAAAAAGAAACATTAAAAGATGTTATCTTTAATAAAGAGAAATCATTATTCAAATCATTAAAAGCAGAAAAACCAATAGACGAAAAAGATAAAGCCAAAAGATATTACATGGCTAAGAATTTTAAATTAACATTAAAGCAATTTCAAACAGCAATAGAGAGTCTGCCAAAACAAGATTGGAATTTTGAAACTGAGTATGCAACATGGATAGATGGAATAGGAACTTACTTCAAAATGTTTATAGATTTAGAGGGGCAAGATTACATTGTAGATTTAAAAAATATATTTGGTTCAGTAATTAAAACTAAAAAAGGTTATTCATATACTAAGAGAGCAGTACCTCAACAACCCTTCCATAGCGATTGTATGCAAATGGCAGCTTATAGTTTTGCAACAGGCGGTAAGAAACCTGTGCTTATTTATTCTAATCACTTTGAACATAAAGTATTTAGCGAAAACAATTGTGATGATTTAAAACCTGAGAACTTAAAACATTATTTAGATGAGTTGGTTATGTATCAACAAATATGGGAACAGAAATTAAAGTTAGCCAATGGAGATCCTTATGCTTTAGCTAGACTTATTAAACCAGATTTTTCAGACATAAGAAAAAAGCAAGACTTCTTTTGGAATGATGTACCTGAAGAATATATAACTAGATTTTTAAATTATTATAAAAAATGAACAGCAATAGATTTGAAATATTTATTATAGCTATGCTTGCATTGGTTGCAGTTGAAACTATTAGACACTTATTTGGGATATGAAAACGATTAACAATAACAAAGGAGAAAAAATGGAGAGCATAAACCTGATAGATGCTATCAAGGAATTTAGTGAAAACACCAAAGACAGTTTCATTAATATTCAAGGTAGAAAATATCTTAAAGTAGTTGATAGACTAAACTTTGTAAGACAGAAGTTTGGGGAGAGACTATGCGTTAAGACAACAACAACATACCCAGATGGTATGGCAATGTTTCAAACGGAAATCTTTTTAGATGGAAAGTTAATTGGAACTGGACACTCTAAACAAACAGTAAAGAAAGATAAAGAATTTGAGAAGATAGAATCAGTATCTATTGGTAGAGCTTTAGGTATATCAGGATTTGCTGGATCAGAACTAGCAACCTTTGAAGAGATGAATGATTTTGTTAAATCAAATCCAATACAAAATTTTAGTAACACTTATGTCCAATCTAAGTCTCAATCTACAGATGAATCTAGAGACGACATAATTACTAAGATACAAGATGCAGAAAAATTTTCAACAACACCTGGAATATTAGAAAAGAACTTGCAACAAATTTGGTCGCAGTATTCTGAGAAGCTAGGTTTTATGCAAGTTGAAGATCAAGACTTCTACAATGCAATACTACAAGCTAGAAAAAAAGCAGAACAAACAGTTAGAACAAGGAGTAACAATGGCAGATAACAAATATGATAATACACTTTCTCTATGGAAAAATGCAAAGCGTAGAGAAGGTAAGCAAGACCCTCAATACACAGGCAGCGGAATGATTGAAGGAAAAAAATGGTCTATCTCTGGTTGGATTAACACAGCTAAGAAGAATGAGAAAGCACCGGACATTTCTATTAAAGTGAATCCGTTTAAAGAGTCAACAAAAGATAAGATGCCGTTTTAATTTATGAGCGATAATATTAATCCAGAACATTATAAGAATAAATCTATAGAGACTATTCATGCTATCTGCTCTCAGTTAACTGAGGTAGAAATGATTGGTTATCTTAGAGCTTCTATAATGAAATACATTATGCGTTTCGGCACAAAAAATGGACTTACATTAGAGAAGTCAATTGAAGATGCTAAGAAATGCAAATGGTTTATGGATCAATTATTATTAGAATTAGAGTCTATTAAGAAATCAGGTAGTGATTCTTATAAACATTCTAACGTTCATAGTTTATTTCCAAAGGATAAAAAATGAATAAAAAGAATGGCAAAGACTATATCTTCTTAAGTAAAGTCAAGGCGGATGTATTAAACTACATAGCTAACTTTGTTAAAGAGAAAAATTATTCTCCCACTTTAATAGAGATTGGCAATCGCTTTGGCTTTACTAGAAGTAGATCCAATGCAATCGTAAATGATTTGGCTAGAGCTAATCTATTATCTAAGGATGTAAGATACCCTCAAAGAAAGATTAAGTTAAGTCATCAACAACTAACGAAGATAACTTCTTTGAAGGTTAATGAAATATATCCGGTAAATGAAATTTGAAAAAACATATTTTTACGAATTCAATGCAAAGTTTAAAGAGATTTTTGATGATGTGGAAGTTGCTGCAAAGTCAGAAAAACCTAGTGAATTAAAAAGCATGGACATTACGAACATACGCTTTTTAAGATCTAGTATTAAACAAGTAAAGGAAAAAGAAAAAGATGGAAAAAATCCATGATCCTAAACAACAAGTCAAGATAGAAAAGCGTTATTATACTCTACTTGAAAAAGAAAAGAAGTTAGAAGAAGAAGCGCTTAAAGTTGCAGAGAAGAAAAGAAAAGCTGCATACGAACTTGGTATGAAGGATTTAGAGTTTGAAGATATAGCCAGTTAAAGAATAATTGGTATGTGTACTGCAGGTTGTGAAACAACTAAGGAGAGAGACATGACTAAAAAGAAAGAGATAACAGGTTACTACGGATATTACGATAGTAAGAAGAAGCGCAGAGTGCTAAAAGTATTGTATAAAAAAATTTAATTATTAAAGAATTCAATTGGAGAAATAGACTGCCAAATGAATATTGACTATGTCAATTTTGAAAGTGTCTATATTTGTTTTTATCTAGCGTAGAAGTATAGGGGGTTTTTCGTTGAGACTCCCTATATTAAATTAGTTTGCAAAAGTCTTTGCGTAATTAGGTTTCTTATTTCTTCTTGATCTTCTTTCAGCTACAATCTTTCTTTGAATAGCAGAACGTTTTTCAGATTCACTCATACCACTAAGAACAGATTGAGGTACACACTTAGGATATTTTCTACCTGAACCTTTTTGTCTACCACAAGGTTGATACATTCCATTCTTTTTAGAACGTATATCTACCCAGTTTTGTTTAAACCATTTATCTAAACCGTTAGCCATTATTTCTTTTTAATTATACCTCTGCCAATAAGAACATCTTTAAATGTAGTTTTACCATCTTTGTTTAAATCTGGAAAACCTTTTTTATTTTTCTTATTTTTTTTACCGAAAAAATCTTTTCTCATTTCATAACCTTTCTGTAGCCACCACCTTTTTTCTTATAAGTCTTTACAAGATAAGCATTAGCGTATGCGCTTGGATATACTTTAAATTTTCTTTTAGTTAATGCTTTAATTCTTGCATATAACTTTGGGTCTGTTGGTCTGTTGACTGTTGCCATTATTTTTTTACTCCCTTAATTATACCTTTGTTAAACGAAGCATAGAATACAGAAGTTCCTCTCTTCTTACCATAATTCTTTTGCATCTCTTTCATTATCTTAGTTCCTTTTTTACTTAGTGGCATAGTTATTCCTTTGTATTATAAAATTGACTATCATCATTTTCAGTTCTCCAACCGTCAGTCTCTACGCTTGGATAGTCCATATTAGTTTTATAATCTGGAATATTATCTTTAACAGTAAAGTTTGGAAGATTAAATAAAATTCTGTTATTGGGCATTAACGCAAAGTTTCCGCACCATAAATCATCATTAGCTATCTCTAAAACATGATGATGCTTATGTTCTGGTGATATTTCTGAATAGGTAGTGTTTAATAAATTAATATCTGGTTGACAGTAATCTATTGAGAATTCGTAATTAGCTTTATGCAATTGATTATTTCTATCTAAGAACTTACATTGAGAAGTGGCTAACGCATTGTATTCAACAACACCTGCGTAATAAGATAGGCAATCCCAATAAGCTAAATCTTTTAATTGTAAATCTTTAACTTGAGTTCTTTTATATCCGTCTGCAAAGAAAGCATGTATAGGAAGTCTTGCATAGTTAGCGCCATTAGGCAGCATAATATTAAACAAAGGAGTTCTACCTTCTAAAGTAGTAATAGAATGTATTAAACAATCCTCTTCTTCTCCTATATGTTTTTCTTTATTATATAGAAACTCTAGTCTGATCTTTGCTTTCCAAACTGGAATGTTGTGATTTAAAAACGCCATCGTTATATTCTTTCTCCATGCAATTTACATGCTGACATTTTCTATCTGCGTAGATAACAAATGAATCTGTATTAATAATTTCAATAGCGCAAGATTTACAAAATCCTACATGCTGTAGTCTGAATTTTTTTTTAGTCATTACTTATTAGATTTAATTTGGTCTTTTAATTTTTTTATTAATTTCTCTAAAACATCAGTACGTTTTTTTAACTTATATATTATAACTTCAAGATCGTTTGTTCCTCTGTTCTTCAGATCAATCATTCTTACCAATTTTTGCAAGACCAATATCTAGCTGTAAATTTATCTTTAGCAGTATCGCAATTATGTCTAGCTCTAAAAGACTTACGTCTTGCAGCTATAAATTTTTTAATCTTCATCTCAGGATCACCATACCTAACTATCTTAACTTGGTTACCCTTCTTTGCAAGAACAGCAAACTTCTTTCTTTCGCCTGGAGTTCTCTTCTGTTTATTATATCCGGAGAATCTTTCTCCTCTATAGACAACCATTATCTAGCTAGTGGGTTAGATGAGCTTGCTCTAAGTTCTTTCATTTGAACTTTAAGTAATTCAATTTCTTTTTGTGCAATGGCTAAGTCTTGTTTAATCTGACCAGCTTTAGCAGGATCAATGCTATCAATCTTTGACATAATCTCTCCATACTTAATAAAGCCACCACCAATAGTACCAATGATTGCAACTGTTGCTATAATTTCCTTTAAATTATTCTTAACTTTATCTATCATATTAACCTTTTGTTTTTCTTAATTGTTCTAATTGGATAATAATATCATCCTCTTCATCTTGTATTTGTTTTAACATATTTTGTCTAGCAACCAATGGATCTTTGCTTATGTAATCGTTTAGATTAACATTAACATATATAGGTTTTTGTTCTAATTGTAATTGCATAAAGAAATTAGGATTAGGAACTCCCACCATTTGTCTTTGCTGATAAAAAGGTTTAGATTCATACGCACTTAAACTAGGTTGATTAACTTTTAATGCGTCAATTTTTATCTCTTGTACTGATTTTACTTTTACTTCTGCTATCTTTACTTCCGTTCCTACTTTATTATCTGTTAGTTTTGTTTTTACTTCTTGTTGTGTACTTGTTGCAACAGGTTTTTCTTCGCTTACTGAAGTCTTAGCAGACTTATCTTCTGAACTAGAAACAGTAGTATTTTCTTTAGCTGTGGGTAACTCTTCTTTTGTAGATTTTTGTTCTTTGATTGACTCTTCTTTGTTCTGTGTTTGTTCTTTATTAACCTCTTTAGGTTGCTCTGTGGATTGTTTTGGTTGTTCAATCTGTTGCTCTATAATCTTTTTTTCTTCAGGTGGTGCTTGAATAATAAAAGGTGTTGGATCTCCAACAAACTCTTTAATCATTACTGGTTCTTGAATAGGTGCTATTGATGTAGGAACAATAGATAAGTTAGTATTTTGTAATGTTGTTAATGCAGCTTGTGTTGAAGTATCTAATGGACAAGTTGATGGAATATTTTGCCAACAATAAGTTATTTCAGTTGTAGTTACTAATTCAGAAGTAGTTTGAGTATTAATTTTATTATAAGAGACACTAATGTTTGGAGAAGCTACATCATACCCACTATAATTTGATGATGCAGAAGTAAAATCAAATCTTAATTTTCCTGCGTATGTATTATTGTTTGCATTAATTATTATGTTATCTAATGGAATGTAAGTATATCCAGCTATGTTACCAGCGCTATTTCCACTTGCTGTATTGCTAGACAAAAATCTATTTTGAGTAATTGTTTCACCATTAGTTAAGTTCATTACTGATTGAGATATTGTTAAAGTCTTTTGATTATTAAACCAACTATCTACATAAGCAGAAGCAGATTGTGTAAATCCTAAATTCTGTTCAGCTTTAGTTATTCCAACAGAAGTATAAGGAGATGTAGTTTCGGCATAAGAACTAGCACCTTTGCCTGTAAGATAATTACAACCAAGATCACTAGAACCACCAGATATATTTGTTCCAGTCCAATTAGATGAGCAGAAGTTTTGATTAATTAATAAATTTCCTGTGTTGTAAGGAAGTATTGTAGTTGTAGTTGTATCAACTTGAGTAATTGTTATTTTTGTTGAATCACCAACTTGTGGAGTGTTTGGAGTTATCTGAACGTTTATGATTTGAGAGTATAAAACTACAGAATTAATAAGCCAAATAATAAAGGTATAAAATATAACCATGAATTTTCTTTTGCTTCGTACCAAGCGTCTATTTCGTTAACTACTTTTTTTCGGTTAAAGACTCCTGCTTTTTTGTTTCTTCAATTACTTTTAGTTTTTCAATATATAAATTATAATCTGGTCTTAGCTTGTCATACTTCAACCATTGTGCTGTTGCGTCAGCACCGATCTTACCTTCAAATGGACATGGTGTTCCTGAGTTCTCCATAGCATGGAATACTCTTGCGTCTTGGCAAAGAATAGAAACAGAAGCTACTTTCATTCCAAGATCATTTAATACTTTTGCTAGTTTAATTCTTTCGCAATTCTCATCTCTAGTATAACTTCCACCAGATATTCCTACTCCGAATGTTGACACTCCACCACTATATCCGACAACGCATAAGTCTTGTGAGAAGGCAGACATTGCTGGTGCTGTTGCAGTTGCAGCAACTCTAGTGTCTCCTGAATAGGCGTTAGAGGTAGAATTAGTTGTTGTAGTAGAATTAGATGAAGAACCTGATTCAAACGTTGAATTAGAGGTGCTAGTATAGCCACCAGTAATAGAAGTATTACTACCAGAAGCATTGTTCTGAGTAGTTGTTTGAGACGATGCACTAATGATTAAGCATAGTATTAAAACTATAGTTGTTGGTATAATGTTCTTTCTCATTTTATTTTTTATAACCTTTTTTCTTAATTACTTTTTTAAATCTTATAACTCTTTTGTATCTTAGAGGTTCATGTGGGAATGTGATATATTCTTTTAAAAAGTTATTTATCTTCTTAAATATATTCATCATTCTTTATTAGGTTGTTTATTGGCTAATGTTCTAGCTATGCTTTCACCTGATCTACCAACAACATAACCGCCTAAACCTATTTGTAATAAAGTCCAAACATCTCCTGGTAAATCAAATCCAACAACTAAACCTGTAATCATTTTAATTATTGGTGCAAAGATATAATTGAATACTAAAACAAATATTAAAACGTACATTAATAATGGTCTCCAAGAACTTGCAAACCAACCAGCTTTAGCTTCTGCTTCTACTATTCTAGCAGCTGCTTGTAACTCTTGCGTACTTGATTGTAACAACTGTTGATTAAGTTGTGCTTTTAATTTTTCTTGTAAGTCTTTATCAGGAATAGATTTTTCAATCGTACTGAATAGTATTTTTGCTAATGGTGCTATTGCACCTAGTGCTGGTAACATATTTTTATCTAGTTGGTTATGCGCAAGAACGCATGAGATCTGATAATTCCTCACAGCGCTTTGGCGTTTGAACTCTCCATTGAGAGTCTAACATTTGTTCTGCTGCTTCATTATAGTCTTTTTTTCGTAATGCTTCAAACATTTTTTTAAACTTAGAAACCCCACCAATACCTAATTGAAATACCATTTCTACTATGATTTCTCTTGCAGCATCACAAATATCAATGCCTTCTAATAATTGTTCTGCATTATAAGCAGATCTATTAAAGTCTTTATCAAATAAATTTTCTAATAAAGATTTATCATATTGAATACCTTCTTCAAAATCATCATCTTCAGTTAATAAATGACCATAACCTATTGTGGCTTTGCCTAATGAATCTAAATAAACAGTATTTCTAAACCCTTCATGTTTTTTAATTCTATCTTTTACTGCTTGGTAATCCATAATACATTTACAATTATTTAATAAGACACAACCTATATCATTGTATAGGTAATTAATGCACTTACTTGATACTATCCATCTTCTCTTTGTTATTAAAGACATCAATTAAATCTTTAAATGATTTAAAACATTTTTGTTCTTTTCTTTTTTTTCTATATTTATTTTGTTCAACTGTAAGTTTATTTTCTTTTACTAAATTTTTATTATGTTCTAAATCTTTTAAAATATTTTTTTGATCCATAACCATTAGTTCAACACCAAGTTGTTTCTGCTTTTCATTTGGGGATCTGTGAATATTATGATTGTTTTTTTTACGATATGATTTTGTTTTAACATCTATTAATCTTACTGTACCATTTGGTTTAATTGCAACCAAGTCAAAGATACATTGTGGGTCAATTGACTTTGCAACCATATATCCTTGTTTGACAAGAGAACAAATAGCTTCATATTCTGATATAGCACCTATTGCACTTTTGCTTAATTGCTTAACACTCTTACTATGAGATCTGCTAATGCCCCTATACTTAGTGTAACGACTAACCATAACACCTTATATATAGTATTGATCTTATCTTCAATGTGTTTTAAGTGATTATTCATTAATAAGTCAATCTTTTGATCTACTAGCTTAATCTTTCCGTTCAATATGAGTATCTGTTCGTTGTTTTTTTGTGATTGGCTTGACATGTTATTTTACTTTTTTTAACTCCTTTAAAAGATTATCAATATAATCTATACCAATTACTTCATCTAAGATTTTTCTAGTATCTTTATCTAAAGCATTTATTTTTAATTGCATAAGATATGGAGCAAGACTTGTGTCTTTTTGCATTTCTTCTTTTGCTTCTTTTTTAAATTTTTCTAATGATTTTTTAACTATTAAACTTTTAAAACTTTCACTCATATTTTGATATTGAGGAGTTGAAACAATATTAGATAATCCAAAACCAATAGATACAGCTAACTTATCTTTATAAGCTCTGTCTAACTCAGGTATCTTTGTTGATTTATATATTTCTCTGTAATCAAAACCTAATCTATCTAATTCTTTTTCTGCAGGATTTTTAGGTGGAATAAAAGCCAATCCTGTAACTTGAGTTAATAATGGATCTTCTTTATAAACTGGTGCTGCTCTTGGTATTCCATTTGCATCTATAATGTAAGATGTTGGAGAAGTTAATGTTGGTAAATTAGAACCTGGAAATCTTCTTGCAAATGCACCTGTAAATTCTGATCCACCTGTTTCTTTAACCGCTCTAGCTTCAGGAAAGAACTGGGCATAAACATCAGTAAAGTTTTGGAAGGGAGTTAAATAACTTGCAGCAGTTTCTCCTAATAATTTTTGCACTCCATTTACAATAGATCCTTTATCTAACTTTGGATCTGTAAAATAATTAATTAAAGAATCAACTAAATAAACTCCTGTTGTTCCTCTTATTCCAAACAATACAGAAGCAATACCTTTAACATCTAAATTTCTTAATGTTCCTTCTTGGTATCTTTTAATAACATCTCCTAAAAATAAATAAGAAGCAAATGGGTTAAATGGTCTTACATCAACTGTTCGTTCACCAACTTTAAATTCATACCATTTTTCTCCGGCATAAGATTGATTACGCAAAGCATAAGCAGCTAATATCATTCCTGTTCCAAGAGTTGCTTTACTTAATACAGATGTATTTCCTCTTGATAGTTCTGCTCTTGCTCCTTTGCTAAGGAAACTTAATATTCCAAGTGGACTGTAATCATATTGAAACTTAACTGCGTTCATTAAGAATCTAGGAAATGGAATTATATTTGTAAGAAGAAATGGAGCTGAGTTAATAACATCAATAAATTTTGCAGCAAATCTATCAAAGCCACCTTTACTAGCATTGAAATCTTTTGCAAAAGTTGTTTCTAATGCTTTATCTATAGCAACAGTAATTTCAGATGGTCTTAATAAATTTAATTCACCGTCTTTTGTTAACTGTTCTAATGTTTTATTTTTATAAACTTTACCATTAGCTTTCACAGCTTCATCTAATCTTGCTAAAAATACAGCTCTTCTAGTTATATATTCTTGAGTTTTATTAACTATGTTTAATAAATCAACACCACCCTCAACTCTATTTAGTATTCCTTTTTTATTTGCAAGACCTGATGCACTTTTAACGTCAGAAGCATAGTTTAAAAACAATCTATCTTTTTCTTTTGGAAAGTTTTCAAATATTTTATTAGTTAACGTTTTAATTTCTTTATGAATTTTTGGATTCCATTGAGTAAAGTTATTAGTTAATCCTTGAAAATGACTTAATGGACTAACAGCACTTTTATCAAATTGTATTTTGTCTTTTACAAATGGTCTTATTGCTTGTTGTAAAGCCAAGTCTAATCCTGCTTGTACTGTTTCTAATCCAACTCTTGCACTTTGAGATAGATAGTTACGAACAGATGTAGATAATCTTGTAACTAACAAACCTCTACGAATGTTATCTAATCTTTTTAAAACTCCTAATGTTCCAGCTCCAGTATCAAAAGCACCAGTTGGATCTAATCTTTGTTTATATGCTTTTGCTAATTGTGAAAAAGCATTTAATTCTTTAGCAGACTGTCTTACACTTGGATAAATATAAGATGTAAATTCTTCAGGTGTAATTTTATTATTTTCAGCAATACGACTTATAATAGTTGGAACATCATATTTACCAGACTGCCATAACTCTTGAATTTGTAATGAGATTGGTTTCTTTTTTTCTAAGATAATGTTTTCTTCTTGAAAAAATTTAAGCGCAGCATCAGTAATCTTTTTTGTTGTCTCAATTGGTAATGCTGGGTTTCTTTGTAATGAAGAAGATGGTTCAATTTTAGGTATCTCTATTTTAGGTATTGCTTGTGCAGTAGTTTCAATGATTGGAATTTCTGCTTTAGGCAATTCAATTTTAGGAACTTCTGCTTTTGGTATTTCTATTTTAATCTCAGGAATACCTTCTGCAATCTTTTCATTAGTAGATTTTATTTCATCTAATATTTGAGTTCTCTTAGTAACATTACCTGGTTGAAATGAATCTCCAATAATAACATCATTGTTTTCTTTAATTAATTTTATTTCATCATCAAAAACTCTATTAACATTTTGAATAACTTCTTTTCTATTCTCTGCACTTTCTTTTGCATAATTAATAATACTGTCAAATTCTTTTCCTGTCTTTTCGCTTTTAAGAAAACCTTCTTTTTTAGGAACTGGTTTAAATCCTGCTGATCTACCCATGATTTCCATTAGACCAACGTTAATATCTCTTGTTAGTCTTTCTCCAACTCCACTTGGTTCATTACCAGTAACTTTATAAATTGTATTAAGAGTATCTCCTGCAAGACCAGAAGCAATCATTCCAAGAGATGTACCTGTTCTAACAGCTGCGTCTATAGTTTCTGAACCTCTGTCAAATAAATAATTATTAACCTTACCTAATAAGCTGTTGTTTGGATCTCCAAGCAACCATCTTAATTTTTCTTTATTTTCTTGAGTAACTCCAAGATCTTCTTTCCAAACTTCTTTTAATTGATTAATTGTTATTGAAGAAGATGGAGTATCAGCAAAAGGATCTTTAATTACTGTTGTTGGTTGATCTCCTTTTTTCTTACCAGCAATAATATCTGCATTACTTAAATTACCAAATGCTTTGTCTAAAGCAGTTTTTTCTTCAATTGGTTTTTCAAATGGATCAATAATATTGATAGAACCCTTTTGTTCAAAAGGATCTATAATTTGCGTAGCCATAATAATTATCTTTATTTATTTGGAAATTTTTTTTTTATCTCTTGTATTAAAAGTTCATCAGAAACATTTGGATTTGCTTCTTTATATTTCTTAAATATATCACTTGATTTAATATCAACAGGAGCTGCTGGTGCTGTCGTTACTTTTTGTTTCTGTGCATAATCAGCTAAATTTCCACCAGACATAGTAAGTAGTTGAGAAATAATATCTTGATTTCCTGCTATTTCTTTATTGTATAAATCTTGGTCAACTTTAGATAATTTTCCAAGCGCTTCTTTAAATTCAGTTGGACTTAAACCTTGTAATTTCTGAGCAACTTTTAATGCTTCACCACTAATCGTTGGAGTTTTAGGAGTTAATAATAATTTCATTGTTTCTCTTGGAAACGCTTTGAATAATGGTTTGTATTGTTCAGGAACTTGACTACCAAATTCATCAATTGCTTTTTGTTGTTCTTGTTCTTTAGTAAAACTTCTTACAGATGAAGATACTTTTAATCCTTCAATAAAAGATGGTAATGCAGCTTCACCAATACTTTGACCCTTCATACCAGCTGATATTAAACCTAATCCTGTTAATGCTTCTGGGCTACCAAGTAATCCCATTAAACTTAAAGTATTATTTGTCTTTCTATCAGAACCTAATAATGATTGATTTTTTACTCCCATGTCTTGCCCTAATCCCATTTCTGAATCTGCTTGTTCATTTGAACTAAGTTGGTCATTAATTCCGTAACCATAATATTTCTTTAATAATTCTGTTAGACTGTCCATTATATTAATCCTTGTTGTTGTAAATAGTTTGAGTAAATGCCTGCTGTTCTTGGTTGTTGTGTTCCTAATAATCCTTGTGGATATAAAATATTATTTATATTTTGTTTAGAAGAATTGTAAGCATTAAAAATACTTCTTCCTGTACCATACTGTGGAACATTACTTGCTGGTACATTCATATCAACACCAGGAACTTGAGGTTGTTGAGTTGCTGCTCCGCCTAATAAAACTGCTTGACCCAAAGTTTTAGCTATATCAGCAGGTGTCTTTGGAATAAATGAACTAACAAAATCTGTTGATGGAAATAAACCTTGAACATTGCTTGCTAGAGAACCTGAAAAAGGATTAAAAGCACCACCTAAACCAAGTACTCCTTGACTTGCAACTGGTACAGCTCCTTCTGCTATTGCAGCAGCACTTAATTCTGGAATACTTCCAAATAAATATTGACTAAATGATGGTGAACTAGAATATAATGCTGCGGCTTCTGCTCCTGGTATATAACCTAAACTTCCTGCAGCTGCTATATCTGCTCCTAATATTCCTGCTCCGCCAGCTTCTATTCCTGCTCCATAAAATAATTCTGGTGCTAAATAAGGTGCTGCAAATATTCCAGCAATTAATGCAAGCTCTGGATTATCAGCAACTGTTTCAACAACATCACCAGCTATATCAGCAACACCGCCGACTACATCGCCAACGACATCCGCTGCACCACCGACTACATCACCGATTGCATCAACAACTCCACCCATATTATAATAATCCTAATAATCCTAAACCAAGTCCACCAAATCCACCATAAGCAGCTCCTTGTCCAGCTGATAGTCCACTAAATATACTTGGTAAAACTTGTGAACCAACTAATGCTCCACCCAATCCTAATGTTAATGGGTTAGATTGAGATTGTGTATCTCTAGTTTGTGTAGGTAATCCTGAAGCTATTGGAGTAACAAGACCAGCATACTGTTGTAATGCTTGAAAAGGTGCTTGTTGATACTCTCTTTGTAATTGTTCTAACTGTTGTCCAGTTGTAAATAAACTTGGAGTTCTTTGAGCAATATCTAATTGTCTTTGTCTCTCTTGTCCATATTCTTGGAACGCAAAAGGTAAAGCTCTTTGAGCTACAATATCTGCAACTTGTTGTTGAGACATAGGAGAACCTGGAGTTCTTCCTGCTCCTGAAAATTGTTGCGCAACTGTACCATACGCTTCTTGTCCAGCTCTTTGAATGATTGGAGATAAAAATGGATTAGTATATTGACCAGCTAATGTTCCTGCTAATTGTTGTGCAGCTGATGTTCCTAATGATTCTTGAATTCCTAAACCAGTTAATGTTTGTTGTGATGGGGGAACGTAAGATGATGCTCCGCCTTGTTGATATAAATATCCTGCGTTTGCTAAAATTTGATTTAATGCTGGTTGAGCTGGAGCATAAGGAGTTACTGTACTTACTGTAGTTCCTGATCCACCGCCGCCGCCTAGAAATGACATATTATTTTTCCTCTGTTTTTAAGTTTTTCTCTAACACTACATGGGTTCTATAGTATTTATGTTTATCAAGAATCTTTTGCCAACCTGGTCTTGCAATTAATTCCATGCAATCGCATCCTTGATCTATAGCAAAATTTTCTATCTTTACAATTAAATCTTGCCATTGCTGTCTATTCTTACCTGTAACCATAGGCAAATGTAAGACTTTTTTAATGCTTCTTTGTATGATTTGTGAGAGAACAAGTCCATTAAATTGTTCATCTACATTAGGTTTTTTCTCATCCCAAATAATCCAAAGCTGTAACTTACCGTCTTTAATTAAATCTTTGTAATGGTCAGTATGGTGATGACTGCCAGAATATATTAAAGCATTTCTAATATACTCTTTAACTAAAATCCAAACTGATTCTGTTTTCTCTTTTGGTATTCTAATAACATCCATTAGAAATTAATTTCTAAAACTGATATTACTCCAGTAACTGTATTAGCAGTTGCTGCCTGAATCTTTATTAAATCACCAGCTTCTAAAACTATACTACCTTTAGCAAAGTTATCAGTAGATCTAGCTGCCATTGTTATATGAGCTATTTCATACTCAGTAGTTGCAGATGTATCAGTAACATAAACTTGAACGTTAACGTTACCAGATTCATTTGTTAACTGAATTGTTTTAACTATTGCAGTTGTATTTGCAGGGACAGTATAAATAAGAGTTTTGTTTGTAGTAGTTAAATCTACAAAATAACTTTTATATCTATTAGCCATTTACTTTTTATTGAAATACTTTTTAACATCCTCAACCCATTCTTCAAAGAACTTAACAGAATCAGCATATAACTTTTCAGTTGATTCTTTAACTTCTTTATAAGAAGGAATTTTAAACGGATTAAAATTAAACATAGTGTTCTCCTTATATTGGTTTGTTAATAAATTCTAGTTCTTCGTTAGTGTAAGGTATCATATTATTCCTTAGGATATTTAGCTTTAACTGCTAGACAATCATTAATATATTTTTGTATTTGTGCGTCATCACCTTTAACAATACCATCTAGGTATTCTTTAAAGTCAGGATATTCGTTTGCTCTATTTGCTTTAACTAGGTTTAATCTTTCAACTTCATTAGCTTGTGCTTCAAAAGCATCTAATTGTGCCATTGTAGGTTTAGGAATATCAAGATTCCATTCTTTAATGTAAGCACCATTACCATCATCTTGAAGTTTAACTTCATTTAAGAAATCTACTTTTTTGTTTGTGTATAGTTTTATTTTAGTTGAAAGTTGTGTCATAATTATTCTATTAGTTTAAATCCATAAAAAAATGTAGAACCATCAGATTGAACAGTTCTACTAGCTCCTCTACCATGAAAAAAAAATACTTCAATATAATCTGTTGCTACTAAATCTAAAATAGTTGTTTGTTGCAATGAACCATCACTAGAACCTAAATCATTATAGGTATAATTAATACCACTTCCATTTTTATATAATCTAAGATAACTTGTTGAACCAGCATCCGATATACCAACTTGTGTTCCTATTAAATATTTTCCACCTTGACCAGAAGGTACAGTAAATCTGTAATTTGTTGAATTATCATAAGCAGAAGCTGTATCAAAATCCTCATCATTAAATTGTATTTTTGTATATGTTGCATTAGGAATACTTTGACCAGTTGTTCCTCTTCTAACTTTAAAATTTGGAGTATTAGTTCCACCAATACCAGATACAAAATTAGTTCTAGTCATTTTTCTTAATGCACTAGCACTATCGTCATAGATTAAAACACTATCTCCACCAGCAATAGAAGTTTCTGCTGTTGCACCAGTAATTAAATTAGAAGTTACTTTTGCAAAACCTACTGTTGCATCGCTAGGAGTACCTATATTTAATACATCACCTAATACTAAAATAAAATCTATTGAATCTGCAGATGTTAAAGCATCTGAGAATACTATTGTTGAACCTGATATTGTATAAGCTGAAGTTGGCGATTGAATAACACCATTTAAAGATACGATACAGTTGTTTGCAGTTTGTGGAAAATACGCAACTCCACCATTTAATAAATTGTATGTAGCTGTAGCCGATGTTGTAATAGCATCTAGCTTTACAAAATTTCCTACAACTGGTTGTTTGCCGATATAAGCCATCTATTTTGGATATTTCTGTTTAACTGCATTAATGGCTTGTTGCCATTTATTAGTGCCATTAATCTTATCCCAATACTGCATATCTAATTGCTCTTGTATTGATGGATAGTCTTTGGCTCTATCTCTTTGGTATTGATTAGAATTATATTCTGTAATTAGTTCTTGTTGCTTAGCTAGTATTTCATTTGCAGGAATTGGTGTAGTTCCATTTTCCCAAACTAAAGTATTAATATCATCAGCAGATATAGAAACTTGTGCTGTTGGATTTATTGCTAGTATTGATTTAATTATTGTTGTCATGTTATCCTGCTATTTCAAATGCTGTTAAAGATGATCTTTCTCCTCTATTAATAGAAGTAGTTCCAGAACTTTGTGATCTTGCATATACTTGATATGTTAAAGCTGAAGTGCTACTTGGACTGTCTAAATAATTTATTGCTATATTCATAATAGTATCTCCTGTTCCATTTTGAATTTTAACTAAACCATCAGCAGTACCAAGATTTGTTGCATCTCTATAAATTGTATAAGTAGAATCATAACCAGAAGAATTGTTAGATCCTGAAAAATTAGCTATTAAAAAAACTTTATTACTTGCTGATGATGGAGTAATAGAAACAGACAATGTATTTGAAGCTGTAACAAAACTTGTTGATGTTGTAGTTCTGTTAGTAGTGTCAGTAGCAGTAATTACTTGCAATACTTTACCTACACCAGTTAGTTTAGTTCCAGCTATAGCAGCACTAGCATTAATATCGGCATTAACTATTGTGCCATCAGTTATTCCTAGTGATTGTATTCTTGTTAGTGGCATTATTAAATTCCTTTTATAATTTTATTGTTAGTCTTTACAAGTAATTTAATAATGAAGTCTAGCGACAGCATACTATTTCCCCAGTATTGAGTTAATCTCAGCATCATTCAAACCTAATGCTTTAAGTTTGTTTAGTGCTGATTGTTTGTTAGCAAGTTCTGTAGCAATCTTTTGTTCATGTTCATTTTGTAATTGAGTAATTCTATTTTCTAATTCTTGTTTAGTAGGTTTAATTGCACCTTCTTTAATAACAATAGTATGTTCCCAGCACATTCTTTGATCGTTAGGAATTTTATCTCCATTATCATCATGCGTTCTCCAACCATACCAGTTAGGAGTATCTAAATTAAAACTATGTAATGCTTCTTGTAACCAATCTCTATTCATTTTATGTATCTCCTAGTCTAATAAATGATGCGTAAGTTCTATTAATAGTAGTAGTGCCTTCATAAGTAACAGAGCCAGATGCTGCTATATTAAATTCAACTTTAATATTTGTAGTATTTGTAACATCTAATAAAAATGAACCAGATAATTGAGCATAAGCATCTTGAGCATAAATCCCACCAAAAGATTCTGTTGCTGTGCTAAAATTTGAGCCACCATCTGTAGATACCATTATATAAATTCCAACATATAATCTTGCTCCAGAAGTACCAGTAACAAAAGAATTAATATTTACTAAATAAATTCCAGTTGAAGGAAAACTAAATCTACCAGAACTTTCTGTCATACCTGTTCCTATTATTCCAGGTGAATCAGTATCTATTCTTTCCCAATTTGCTGTTATTACCCCACTGCTTCCAACTAAATTTGTATTTATTCTCCATTGATCTGCTTCTGTAATTCCAAATGAACCAGATAATTTAGTAGATACAATAGCCGCACTTGCATTAATGTCTGCATTAACAATAGTACCATCTACAATCTTTGCAGATGTTATAATACCATCAGCTATATCCGCAGAAGTTAAAGGTACTGCAGAAGGTTTATTTCCTATAAAAGGCATAATTAATTTCCTATTATGAACTTATATCATCAACTACAGAAACCCAAACGTCTAATGATGAAGCTGTGTCTGAAATTATTTTAAGTGCATCTCCAGATTGCATAACAAACTTAGCACCACCATCTAAAACTTGTAATGATGAACCTGCTGGGATTGGAGCTGACTTTACTAAATAAATATCGTTAGAACCATCGTTAATATAAACATCTGCATTAACCGCAGAAGCTGTAATATTAGCAACTGATATTCCTACAACTGTATCGTATGAGTTAGCTGTGAAAGATGTAACAGCAGATGTGCCTACGTTATTGTTTGTGTATCTTCTAAAATTTTGTGCCATATTTTATTTCCTATTATATTATTTGTTACTATAAAGCAATTGACATAGCAATCGCAAAACCATTACTTGCTTTACTATCTATTTGAGTTTGAATAGCTGAAGTTACACCATTCAAATAACCAAATTCTGTATTATCTACTGTACCTGTTCCAATCTTAGTTGCAGCAATTGAATTAACTGCAAGTGATATTGTACCAGAAGAAGTTATTGGACTTCCTGTTACTGTAAATTCTGAAGATCCTGAATCAGCTACTGCTACAGATGTTACTGTACCACCTGAGCTTGGGAATACTTGTGTATATGAAATAGAACTAGAACCAAGTGTAGCACTTGTGTCTGTAGTACATAAAAATAAATCATCAGCATGAGTAGTACCTTCTGATACTAAAATTAACTGTCCAGCAATTTCTGATATTATATCAAATTCTGTATCTCTTGAAGCAGCTCCTGAAGCTACAACAATATATAAACCATTTTGAGATGCAGTAGATTGATCTTTTAATAAAACTCTATTTCCTGTTACTAATGTAACACCATCTAAAGTATCACCATTTTCTAATCCTGTAGAAATATTAACATTTGCAGTAGAAGCAACTCTAGCAATAACTCTTGTTCTAAGACCAGTAACTAAATTATCAACATAATTTTTAGTAGCAGCTTCAGAAGAAGATGACGGATCACCTAATCCTGTAATTGTTCCACCAGTTAAAGCTACGTTGTTAGCATTTTGAGTTGCTATAGTTCCTAATCCTAATGTTGTTCTTTGAGTAGATGCATCAGCATCATCAAGTAATGCTTTACCAGCAGTTGTTAAATCAAATACTGCAGCTGTTCCTGATCCTGTAAATTGAATACCTTTGTCAGCGGCAGAAGTTAATCCAGCGATTGCTGCAAGTTCAGCATCATATGCTTGTACGTTTGTACCAATAGCTAAACCTAAATTAGTTCTAGCAGTAGATGTAGAAGATACATCAGATAAATTATTTGAAGCTGTAAGTTTAGTTCCAAGTTGCGTTTGAATAGCACTTGTTACTCCTGATACATAACCTAGTTCAGTATCTGTAACTGTTGATACAGCAATCTTTCCAGATGAATTAGATATAGCAGCTCTACTAGCAGTTAAGTCAGAAGTTACTACGGTTGTAGCAGCACCTGTTATTGTAGCTTGTTTAGCATCTATTTGTGTTTGTATTGCAGATGTAACTCCATCAAGATATGAAAATTCTAAATTAGATACTGCACCACCGCCAATTTTAGTTGCGTCAATTGCAGCTGCTGCTGCGACTTTAGCATTAGTAATAACTAGTTCTGGTATTGAATCTCCAGTTTTAGATAATGCAGCAACATAAATAACTACTGCTTCGTTAGCTAATGAACCACTATCCCATGTTACTGTTACAGTTGTATTAGTTGAAAATGTAGTTGCACTTATTGTTCCATAGATAGTTCCTGGAGTTGTAGCTATTGCTTTAACTCTACGACCTACATGATAAAAACTTGTAACATCTACACCAGCTACTGTGAATGAAGTTGCTGAAGCATAAGTAATAGTAAATCCATTATCTCCATCTCCATAAATAACCCATTGAGAATCGTTATACCATTCTCTAATTTCTGCAGCTAATCCTCTAAAAGCATTATTAATATTAGAAGGTAACATTCCTTCTGCAACACTAATTGAACCTATTGTAGTATTACTTGATGCTGTTGTGCTGTAATCTTTAATTCCTGCCATATTAATCTCCTATGAACCATGAGAAAACTTTATCGTTTTCTGTATTGAATTTGTTTATATATGTATTTACCGCTTCTTCAAGTTGTCTTTGAAAGTATTCTTGCGTCTCAAATGAATACCTAACATTATCTATATCTTTTTCAACAACTTCTACCATTATCTATATCCTGCTCTACTTGCTACAAGATCTATACCTTGAGCATGATTCCAATTTGTTCCTGATGCTATCTTAACATTAGCTCTAACATATCTTCCTGATTGTCTTACAGGATTAATACCACTATTGGTCATAGTAGAACTTGAAGATTCTGTTTCTGTATCTGCAAGACGTTCTCTTGTTTTAACCGTAACTGTTGCTGTCGCATCTACAATGGGTCTAACACCAGTAATATTTGCTCTTGTTCCTGGAAATACTTCTTGCTCTGATGTTTCTATTTCAAATTCTAATTGATTACCAGAAAAGATTGCTGCTTTATAATCATTAGTAATACCACCTAAATATAACTGTCCACCAGACCAGAAATCTGAGTCTAATGCAATATTAATATCTTCTAAGTTTTGAGATATAATATCCATTAATTCAACAGTATAAGCTCCAACAAATTGTGAAAATATTTGGCTAGCATTAGCTTCTGCTAAAGACCATTTTTGAGTTGCGTAATTATAAATTAAAATTCTATCACAAATACCAGTTGTGTTATTTGTATTGTTTGCAGATGGGTATAACCACATCGCTAATTGATTAAATGGATCAACAGCTGCAACTATTCTATCTGTAAATGCTTTATTTAAATTACCGTCAAAAAATCTATTAACTTTTTCAGCGCCGATTGCTATAATGTTATCTCCGTCTATTTGATAAAATCCATCATCAGCATAAAAGAATACTCTTCTATTATCTTGACAAATAGTTTTTCCATAAACTGCACCTCTGTTTGGAGAGATAACTGATAATCTAAATACAGTTGCTCCACCTACAAAGTCCATACGAATAATTTGGTTTTGTCTAAATACATAACCAATTTCGCCTGATGTAATTCCAACAACTCTTCCACCTGATCCTGGTAAATCTTGAAAGTCTGCTGATTTTGAACCTTCTGTCCAAGTTGAAATATCATTTATTCCAGACCATTGAATTCTATTTGTTGCTCCGGATATATTTCCTGTAACTAAAAAATCTCTAATAACTCCTGATACTCTAAATAATGGTGGACTTCCGTCTGTAGCAATAGTTGATAAATTTGCAAAGTTTGTTGATGTTCCCATTAAATAATATTGAGGGGCATTAACTCCATTGCTTGCTATAACGTAATTTCCAAATTGTGTGAATGTAATAAAATCTGTGTTAGTACCTGATAAAGGAGTA